AGCTAGAAAAAGACAAAAGAAATATGAAACTGATGCACCTAACAAAGAAAAGTTTAATAAAATGTTAGAAGATGCAGGTAGTTTTATATTTGAAAAAATATCTAAACCTAAATCTGAATTAATAACTTGTCCTGGAGATATGGAAATACATGATCCAGAAAATTATAAAAGATGGGAAACATTAGTACATAGTGGACATATTCAATTTGATGAAATGTCTTATCCAATAAACGCAAAAGTAATTGAAGAATTTGCAAACTTTGCCGAACATTCTGGAGGCTTTAGAATAAACTAATGAAAACAGATGAACAATTAAAAGTTATTGATAAGATTACTGATAAAGCAATTAAGCAAGTAGAGAAAGAAAGATTAGGTAAAAGAAGAAATTACTTTGTAGAAATGCTTAGATATTGTGAATTAGTAATTAATAATGTTAAAAAATACTTAAATTAGGAGGAATAATGCACATAGATAAATATAAAATAGTTTCGATGGATTATACTTGGAAACGTGGAAAAGAAAGTAAAAATACTTCTGTTAAAAAAATGATGACATCAGAAGAATGTATAATGGGTAGAACTTTTATACAATTATTAGAAGATCTTGATCAAGCATGGCATCAACATGGTGAATGTAAAGATTGTGAAATAGAAGTTACATTTAAACCACATAAACATGAGGAATAAATGAAAGAAAAACTAGATGATGCTTATGAATTAATGTTAGCCATTGAAAGATTTTTAATGGATAAACTTAATGCTACCATTGATGGACATGGTACTACAACTGACTACAAAGATAATAAAGCAGATTGTGATGTCCGAGTAGATGGTAAAAAATATAATATAACAATCAAAGAACAAAGTGAGGAGGACGATGATTAAAATACCTAAAGACGTACATAAGGCATTGGCTGTCTTATTTAAACATAAGTTAATTTCTGAAATAGAAAGACAACAACTTATGGAAAAAAGTATGAGACGTGACTTAAGTGCACGTATTGTACAGCTACCAAAACCAAGAGAAGCAACTGCAGCTCTTGAAAGAACATTAACTGATATAGTTAACAGACAAGGCAATACAGCATTTTCTGTTAATGAAATTACATCTAAAGTTGAAGCTATGGTAGGTAAAACTACTGATAGTGCTGTTAGATATGTATGCAGTTTAATGGTACAAAAAGGTCTTTTAGAACAAATCCATTCAGATGGTAGAGTTCTATTTGGCAAGAAAAACTAGGAGGAAAAATGTATAAATTACATTTATGGAAAGCAACTATGGGAGATAATGGACCAGAAAATGGTACAGAAACCCATGAGTATACTACTAAGCCTACATTTCAAGATATGTATAAGCATATCGGATGTGATATGATTGAAATATTACATGGATATGATAAAGATATATCTAAGAGGACATTTGATATTTACTGCGATGAAGAAAGTAAATTAAAAAGTCCTTTTGTAAAAAATGATAGAGCAACTAAAGCATGGTATACTTGGCAAGAAAGAACTGGAAGAACTTGTATCGAAGGTGACTTTATTGCAGGTAATGTTGCAATCATAGAAAAGGTAAAGGATGAAGCAGCATAACGATAACGAAGGTATGCAAAATATTAAGACGATTGAATCTCTTGAAGAAGAAAATTTAAAACTTAAAAAAGAGATAGATCGTCTTAATGAATATGTTCAAAATCTAGAGATAATTGAAGGACAACATAAAGAAATGAATGGTAAAATGCATGCTGAACTAGCTAAACTAAAAATTGCTAACAAAGAACTTGAAGAAAAAGTTATGGAATTTGTTAGACCAACCAAGAGGAGTATAGATGACCTTTAAACCAAGTCTTAAGACTGAGAGAGAAAAAGCACAAATGGAAATAGATGATGCTATTGAAGCTATATCAGTATTAGATAATGCAATAGCTTGTGGCTTTCTCAAAGATAAACATTCTTTAATTGCACAAGAATGGATTAAAGAATATAAGAATGATATAGAAAATTGTAAGATTTTTCTAGATAATAATAAGGATATAAAATGAGTAAAGAAAATATGTTAAGAGCTATGGTTGCTACTAAGCAACTTGAAATCGATAAACTAAAACGTAAAATAAAGGAGATGGAAGATGACTATAAAAACAGACTCGGAGATATTGAGAATAGAAAAAAGAATAAGAGGTCTAAACAGAGTGACATCAGCGATAAATGATTTATCTATCTATGGAATTTTCTATGGAAATTATCCAGAGTTAGTTAAAGTTTTAGAGCACGCTAAAGATCATGTTAAAGAAGAATTAAAATCTTCTAAAGAAAGATTAGAAACTGTAAGTACAAATAATCCAGTTGATACTGCTTTAGAAGCAGCAGAAACTGTTAATGCTTATTTAGATAAACGAATTTAAGAATTCTATTAGGTGAGAACTCTAAAACTGCAGCACCAAATAGATAGAGCCTGGTGGGAGACTGCCAGGTTCGTTAGCTCCTGGTAGGGCAGTTATAAGACGCACCAATTTGGTACAATTGTAATAGCTGCCTTACTTAAATTTCAGTAATTTTAATTACCCAAGATTTAGGAATCATAGTACGATCTCCAAAGGTGATGGTTCCATCATCTTCTTTATCATAACTTGCAAACAATTTAATTGCTTTACGATCTTTATGAAAGATCCATCCTTCATTAACAGGATTAGCAAGTTTCATATTTTTAAATTCTTTTTCAGATGCCCAGGCTGAATCGCTTAAAGCATCTACCCATTCAACACGTACCTTGGTATAAGGTATATCATTAGTGTCAGGGTCTTTAACTGATTTCTTTTTTTTAGTGTAACGTTTTTTTGTCATGAGCTGCCCAAATGTAAGTATCAAATTCGTCCATAGATGGAACGATGTGATTACCTTCTTCTTCAAATACTAACTGTAAATAAGTTGAATAGATAATAGCAAGTGCCATAGCATCTGCAGCTTTTAAGGATAAATGTGGATTTTGTTTTTTAATAAAATCACCTATAAGATTAGGTTTTACTCCAGTAAGAAATTTATCAGAGTAAGGTTTTTTTACTTTTGGAAATTTTAATATTTTGCTCATAATTTGCATACCTCTGGCGAGGATACCTACTATAACTATTTGGGTTGCAGTAGAAAATCAACGCTATTTTGTATCTTAGGTACAAGTTTGTTATATACTTTTATCCATAATTGACTGTCATCATAGAAAAAATTTTTATTTTTCCACATATCGTGGTAGTGGCTGTGGAAAATACCACATATAGCTATAGGTTCTATATCTATTTTAAGCCAAAAATCACGTTCAGACATACCACAATTATGAAGCTGATGATGATGTTTAACACAAAGAGGAATAGTAAATTGATCACCTACTTTCTGTCCAATACCTCTATGCATAGCATATTGGATATGGTGAGCATTACATCCATACTTTTGACAAAGAATACAAGGATTAGAAGCTACCCACTTTAGGTACTTTTTGTCTTTTATTCTGAGTTCCTTGTCCTCTGATAGTGTTGTGCACTTTTTTGTAGCCATAATAAATTGAAAGTCTAGAAAGACCTTCGTGAACTCTATTAGATGCTTTACGTTCTGTCAAACTTAGAATGTGAGCTATCTCAATAATACCATAATTAAACCAGCAAAATAACTTCATAGTTTCTGCAATTTGTGAACCAATTTGTTCATCACAATCTTTGACTGCCATAGCAGCTCCAAGAGATGATGTAATAAAATCTGTATTAGTACCATCAACTCGTTCTTTAAGAACGTTGCCAGTTCCACCACCCATAAGTTCACACATTAATCTATATCTAGATCCTGCCTCATATTCTTCTATAGATATGAGTTTTCGGTGGTGCATATACATAAGCCTGGATTCTCTAATATTAAGCCATACTTTTTTCTTATCACGTATGGTAGATATTAATTCAGGTTTTTCAATCTGACGCATAATTCCTTTTATAATCTTTTATTGCTTTATCAACAAAAGACTTAAA